AATCATAATTGTTATTCCTATGCTGTTAATCAAATCAATATAAAGAGAACAGGAAAATCCCAACCAGGATATTTCGCAGGATATAATCACATTGGGGATGATGAATATAACTGTAAAGCTTTTCACTCTCGTTTAAATGCTGACTTGCCTTCAATGTACCTAACATCATTTGAACAACCTTGCAAAAAAGGATTTCATAAGGCATTTATGGCAATCGATGATAAAAAAGAAGAGCAAGATTATCATTTTTATAGAGAAGACAAAAGTGGTTTATGGTCTCATAAACCAGGTCAATCTGATGTTATAGACATAGACGCTTCTGGAAAAAAAATAGCAAATCCTCTTACTGCCAATAGAAATTATGATTTATTCACTTATAAAAAGCCTTGTTTCTTCTTTTGTGTAAATCCTAAATTAGGTAGAGTACATTCCAAGAGAATTAAAACAAAAAAATCAATATTTAATTTCTAAAACATATTGAATAATTCTTCAATCAAACCGTTATTTCGTATGTAATTTGCCAAATGGTCAATTAAATATACTCTAATAATTTCAATATCTAAAAAATCAGCCAAATTTAATAAATTTACACATTCTTTATTATTCATTAACAACTTATCTATTTCAAATGAATAATTATTTATAATTATATACCTAATCAACATTTCAGCATTTTTTATTGTATCTTGAGTAAAGGAACTACTTGTGATAGGGATGGTATTAATATTATCATAATTCTTTATTAAATTTTGAATAACTTTCGAATTAGTAATTATAATATCATCTAATTCTCCTGTTGTACCATCTAATAATTCATAAAGCATTTTACAAATTATTATTCTAATTCTTTTAATTTACAATTATAAAAGCATATCGCTCAGCAATCTCTTCTAAATTTTTATATCTATCCCAACTACTAAAATGACCACTTTTCATATCAGTTTTTAATAAAACTATATTACTACAATTCTCCCCATAATATCTTAAAGTAGCTGTAAATTTTGCTGGTTCCCAGTAGGCTACTCTTGGATCATTCAAACCAGCTTGAATATAATAATTAGGATAACACACTCCTTCTTTTATATTATCGATTGGTGAATATTTTTTAATGTAATTATAATATTTCTTAATATTTGGATTACCCCATTGGAGCCACTCACCTGTTGTTAAAGGAATAGTAGAATCACCCATAGTTGTCAAAACATCTACAAAAGGAACTCCAGCCAAAACATTATTATACAAATCAGGTCTTAAGATTGATACAGCTGATACTAATAATCCACCAGCACTGCGACCTTCAATACTCAATCCATCTTTTCTACAATATTTATTTTTTATTAAATACTCTGATACTTTGATAAAATCTTTGAAAGTGTTCATTTTTTTTAGCATCATACCATCTTCATAATATGTTTTTCCATAATAAGAACTACCTCTAGTATTAGCAATTGCATATACAAAACCCCTATCAACAAGAGGAAAAAACTTTTCATCAAATTTTATTTCAACGTTTGAACCATAAGAGTTGTAACCATATAATAAGCATTTACCATTTCTTTTATCTTCTTTTAACATCAATAAATCTACTGGAACTTTAACATTATTCGAATCAACATAAATTCTCTCTACTTTATATTTCGATGGATCAAAATTTTTTACTTTCTTTATTTTCAATAATTCTTGTTTTCCAGTTTCAACATTTAATTTAAAATAAGAATGAGGAGTAATCAAGTCTTGATATCCATAGATAACATCATTACTATCATTATAATAAACTATATTTTGATAATAGCCACCTTTTCCCATTTTAAATATTTTATCTTCAACTATCTTCATTTTTTTCAATTTCAAATAACGAAAAAACTGCTCTCCATCCGTTCGACAATCAAGTAAAACACCATTCGCTAATGGATAAACATATTCCAATGATACTTTTTCATCATATGGAATTAGCTCATTCCATCGTTTACCTCCTATCTTACAATATTTTAATCCATAATTTTTATTATTATTAGCATTGGTTCTTATAATAAAATAGTCTTTGTATATTTTAACAAAATATTCAATATTGTTTTTTAATTTTCTAACATGAATATTCTGTCCTTTTCTAGGTCCATCAAACCAATAAAAATATGTTTCACATTCACTATAATCTTCAATAGAATAAACAATGCTTTGAAAATCATCTCCAATCTCTATTTGTAGTTGTTTTTCAATATCATCTACTTCATAAATTAATTCTTTTTGTTTATTTTGCAAATTATATTTTATTAGTTTATTTGGACGATTTGCTTCATCTTCCAATAAATAAAAAATAAATTCATCTGTTATAAGAAAAGTGGAATATAAAATTTTAGGTAGGTCATGATGGATTGGTTCAAGAGAAGGAAAATTGAATAACTTTATTTCATATTTTTCACTCCCATTTTTGTCTATTCCATATCCAAAAATAGTTAAATTGGGATTAAATACAGGAGCACTAATATCAAGAGTTTCGCTTTTTTTGAATTCATTTGGGTCTAAGTATTTTACCTTTTTATTTCCAGTATGATAATAATAAATTGGGTAAGATTTACCCTTCTCAAATACCTTATTAAATCTATATTCACTTTTGAAACCGTTTTTTCCCTCTGGCAGCTCAACTGTATCATGATCTTCAACCATATTTCTTCTTAACTCACCCAAAATCTTATTTTTTTCAACAGTAATTCCTTTTTTTAATAAAACATGATCAGTATATTTATTTTCATCCTCCAAATATTTTAATACTTTTTTATTTTCTCGATCATCATCTCTTAACCAATAATAATAGTCTTTTTTTGATATTTGCGGATATATTAGATACTTTGATTTTCCTTTATTTTTACCTGGTTCTTTTCCAAAAAATACATCTTTAGAATGTCTTTCAGCGATTGGAGGTTGCATTTGTATATTTTATTATGATATTTTGTTTAAGTTTATTTTCGAGATATATTTATTACCCATTCGTAGTAATTTAAAAATAATTTTATAATTTAAATAAAATGCAAAAACACTTAGAACCAACTTTAAATTCAATAGAAAATGCTAATGCAAATGATAAAGGAAGATTTATATCAGATAACTCATTAGATGTTATCTTATGTGATCCTCCATTATTTAAAAATCAAAATGATAAATTAATAAATAATTGGACAAACGAGGAAGATTATATTAATTGGTTTCGTATTTTTATAAATATTTCGTCAACAAAATTGAAAAAAACAGGAATACTTTTTTTGATTGGAGATATTGAAGATCTCCTTCCTTTGATTAATATTATTAAAGAATTCGATTTTTATCTAGCAATGACATACTATTTTACTAAAAATAAAAAATCATTTTCCTCTAAGAAAAAAGAAAATCAAAAAACAACGAAAGTAATTGAAAGTGTCTTTGTTTTTACAAGAAATTTCCAATCAAAAGTTAAAAAAATACTTAAATTAAAACAACAAGAAATGAAAATACCATCTAGAGAAATTAATTTAAAATTGTCAGGGAATGGAAATGGTGGTGGATACTGGTCATTATATTGTGGAGATAATAGCAAAAACAGCTTACCAAGTGAAGAACATTGGGAAATATTGAAATCAATGTTTAAATTGGATATAGATTATAGTGATATCAATACACAATTTCTCCAATACGATGGAGCAAATTTATGGGATGATATTAATTATGAAGATGATAAATTACTTAGTGGAGTCAATAGACCTGTACTTTTTTATGAAAGATTATTAAAAATGAATAGAAAAGAACCAAGTGATTTATTAATATGGGATCCGTTCTGTGGATATGGTAACTCAACAATCGCTTGTAAAAAATTAAATATAAGTTTTTATGCAAATGAGTTTGATGTTAAAATTTATTTTAAGGCGATGATGAACATTGGTGCTCCAATAAATATTACTAGACCAGTGATTGTAAATGCATAAAATTATTTTATAATAAAATATATGGAAGTTCTAATTTGGTTAATTTTAATTATAATTTTCTTAGTGTCTTTTCATATTTTATTCAATAATAAAAAAATTATTAAAGAAGATTTTCTTGGAAAATACACGGCTGTTATTGTTGAACCAAGAGAACACAAAGCTTTAGAATTCGTATTAAAAAATTTCTTAGAAAATTTAAATGATAATTGGAACATTTTAATAATGCATGGTAATAAAAATAAGGGATTTATTGATAAAATTTTAGATAAATTAGAAAAATTTAAAGATAGAATTAGCTTAATAAATTTGAATGTTGATAATTTATCAATAAAGGATTATAATAATTTATTAGTATCAAAAAAATTCCACGATTATATTCCAACTGAAGTCTTCCTTGTTTTCCAAACAGATACTATAATTTGTGGTGATTATAAAAATTATATTAATGATTTTTTACAGTATGATTATGCAGGAGCCCCTTGGCTAGATAAAGAAGTAGGTAATGGAGGATTATCAATAAGAAGAAAAAGTAAAATGTTAGAAATCATTGATAAATGTACATATAGTAACCAAAACGAAGATTTGTACTTTGCATTAGCTTGCCCTGAAATTTACAGATATAAACCCGACCATAAAACTGCTAGAAATTTCTCAGTGGAACAAGTATATCACGAAGATAGTTTTGGTATTCATAAACCTTGGTTAAATATAAGCGGAGATGATGTAGATAAAAAAAATAAATTTTGTCCTGGTTTGAAAGAATTGGTGGAGTTAAATAATTAACCTTGATAAGTAATTACAGTTACAAATCTTGGAATAAATCTAACCAATTGACCAGTAGAACTAGGTAACTCAAGTCCAACTTCAATAGTATCATATATAGTTCTATCTTGTTGTCTAACATAATTTAAGCATTTACACTCTGAGTTTTTAATTTCTTCGCAATTTTGTAATACTCTATCACCAAAACAAGTTTCATACGGTGTTGCCTTTTGTTGTATTTCAAGGGGTTTATTATTATTTTTTTTATTCTTGAGATAAATTGCGTCTAATAATTTTTTTTGCATATTTTATATTAGAAATTAAAAATAAATTAGTTATTTTTAAATATTTTTTATCTTCATTATACTTATGTCAAAAAATACATTATGGTTTAACCAAATTGGGCTCGATGATGTAAAGCTTGTTGGTGGAAAAAACGCAAGTTTGGGTGAGATGATAAGGAATTTAAGCGAATTGGGAATTCGTGTTCCTTATGGATTTGCTGTCACAACAGATGCTTATCAATATTTTCTTGAACATAATAATTTGGTAGAAAGTATTCGAAAAGATTTGGAAGAAATTGATTACAGTGACCACGTTAAATTATGTAGAATTGCCCAAAAAATAAGAAGAAATATTCAAAACGGAGAATTCCCAAAGGATTTGGAAAATGATATTTTAGAAAAATACAAGGAGCTGAGTTTAATGTACAAATTTGAGGGAATTATGAATCAAGAAGAATTAGACATGGCTGTTCGTTCTTCATCAATAGTTGAAGATATAGATAATGCAAGTGGAGCAGGTAACCAATCTACATACTTGAATGTAAGGGGTAGAAAAAATATTTTAGAAAAAATTAAAAACTGTTTCGCTAGTCTTTATAATGAGAGAGCGATTGATTATAGACATCATTTTAAATTAAACAATAACATTGTTAAAATTTCCGTTGGAATTCAAAAAATGGCACGTTCAGATTTAGGGTCAGCTGGTGTTGCTTTTTCGATTTGCTCTGATTCTGGAAACAAAGATGTTGTTGTTATTAACGGTTCATTTGGATTAGGTGAAATGGTAGTATCAGGTGCAGTAACACCAGATGAAATAGTTCTATTTAAGCCAACTTACAAGGAAGGATATAAGTCAATAATTGATAAAAAACTTGGAGATAAATTAGAAAAAATGGTTTATTCTGACGATCAAGATAAAAGATGTAAAATAATTCCAATTAAGCCAGAGAAATATCACAAATTTTGTATTAGTGATGAACAAGCATTAGAATTATGTGGTTGGGTAATAAAATTAGAAGAATATTACTCTAAAAGAAAAAATCATTGGTGTCCTGTAGATACTGAATGGGCAATCGATGGATTATCAAACCAGTTATTTTTAGTTCAATGCAGAGCTGAAACTGTACATTCAAATGCTGATAAAAACGTTTTGGTTAAATATAATTTTAATGGAGATACACCAAAACCATTATTAGAAGGAGTTGCTGTTGGTGAAAGAATTGGTGCAGGAAAAGTGAACGTCATGCTATCATTGGATAATAGAGATGAAGGAAAGGAATTTAAACCAGGAGATATTTTGGTTGCTCCACTTACTGACCCTGATTGGGAATGCTATATGAGAATTTCATCTGCAATTATTTGTGAAAAGGGAGGAAGAACATGCCACGCTAGTATAATCGCAAGAGAGCTTGGAATTCCAGCAATAGTAGGTGTTGAAAATGCAACGACTATATTAAAAGATGGTCAAGAAATTACTGTCTCATGCTGCCAGGGTGATAAAGGATATATATATGATGGATTAGTGCCATTTGAGAAAAAAGAAATTGTATTAGATTCATTACCAAAACCACCAGTAAAAATTATGATGAATATTGGAAATCCAGAAGAAGCATTTTCAGCTGCAAAATTGCCAAATGATGGAGTAAGTTTAACAAGAATGGAATTCATATTAGCGAATTATATTAAAGTTCATCCAATGGCTTTACTTCACCCAGAGTTAGTTATTAATAAGGAAAAAAGAGCTGAAGTAGATAAAATGACAAAGGGTTATAATACAGGAGAAGAATATTTTTTGGATAAATTAACCTATGGAGTTGCGAGAATTGCGGCTGCATTTTATCCAAGAGATGTTATTTTAAGAGCAAGTGATCTCAAATCGAATGAATACTCACAATTATTTTGTGGTGAATTTTTTGAAACAGAAGATGATAGAAACCCAATGATTGGTTTTCGTGGATGTTCAAGATATTATGACAAAAAATATAAAGAAGCATTTTCTCTTGAATGCAAAGTCGTAAAACGAGTAAGAGAACAACTTGGATTAACAAATCTTATTTTTATGCTTCCATTTTGCAGAACTGTTACAGAATGTTTAAAGGTTCTAGAAGTAATGGCTGAAAATGGATTAAGAAGAGGCGAGAATGGATTCAAATTATATCTAATGGCAGAGATTCCCAGTAATTTTATATTAGCAGAAAAATTTTTAGAACATTGCGACGGTTTTAGCATTGGTTCAAATGATATTACACAATTAATGTTAGGAGTAGATAGAGATTCTGAACTATTACAACATATTTATGATGAAAGAGATGACTCTGTTAAAGAAGTAATTAAAATGGCAATAATCGCTTGTAAAAAAGTGGGTAAAAAAATTGGTATATGTGGACAAGTATGTTCAGATAGACCTGAGATGGCTGCCTGGCTTGTTGAACAGGGAATTGATTCGATTGGATTAGTTCCAGAGACAATTATTAAAACTATTTTAATGTTGGATGAAATAAAGAAAAATTAGCTTTTGAAATCTAAAATTTATTTTTTTATTGAAAATTTTCACAACTTTTTGAAAAAAATTGAAATTTATTTTTCCTATACTATAAAAATTGCAAGATGACAGAAATCAAAAAACCTTCTTATAAAATTACAAATCAAAAAGACTCGTTCTTTTTAGCAGAAGATTTAAAAATCTTCAACCCTGATTTTTTTGCCGGTACCAGCAAAGGTATTAGAAAAATTATTGAAAAAAAATTTATTCCTGAAAGTGAAATTATATTTGCGAATGAGGTGAAAAACAAATGGAATATTTGCACATCATCATCTAAAAAAGCAAAATTATTTATTAGCAAGTCTTGGTGTGAAAATAATTTTTTTAAGAAAAATTCAAACAAAAAAGAAATTATTCAAGAAATTCAAGCACAAGAAGAGCAAAAAGAAATTATTGAAGAATTAAATATCGATGAAAATAATAATTGTGCGGAAAATGAAGTAATTGAAAATGCTCCAAATATTATAAATCTTGATGACGAAGAAAAATTCAAAGATGCTGATGGAAATGTAATTGATATTGAAACGAGAGGTGAAAGAGATCGTAAGAAAATATTCTTCAAAGTGAAAGATATTATGAATGGCTTTGAAATGCCAAATTTAAATAATGTACTTTTAAATAAAGAAAAAGGTTATGAGAGATATAGAGATTATATTACTTTTATTCGTACTTCTAGGTTAACCAATGGTGAGTCTAAACAGCCGAATAAAAAACAAAAAACTTCTCTTTATCTTACCTACAAAGGATTTTTAAGAGTTTTATTCGTCTCAAGAAATAAAAATGCTGAGAAATTTCAAGACTGGGCAGAGGAAAAACTTTTCACAATGCAAATGGGAAATCAAGACAAAAAAGAAGAACTAGGCTGTGAAATATTAAATATGGATGTTAAAGCTTATAGAGCTGTTTTCAAGAATCACGCTTGTGACTTTCCCTGCATTTACCTTTTGAAATTGGGACAAGTTAAAGATTTAAGATCAACATTCAATATTGATCCAATTGTTACAGATAATCTATGTATTTATAAATTTGGAAATTCAAACAATATTGAAAGAAGAATGCTAGAACATCAAAATGATTATGGAAAAATGAAAAATGTTAAATTAGAAATGTCAATATTTCACTTTATTGACTCAAAATATCTTTATGAAGCAGAAACAGATATAAAGCAATTTTTCAAAAATTTCAAAAAAAGTATTGAAGTAGATGGAAGAAATGAATTAGTTGCATTGGATGAAGATGGATTGAAGCAAACAAAAAATTTGTATCGTATGGTTGGAAGTGGTTATAGTGGAGCAACCGAGGGGCTTCAAAAGAAAATTGCAAAAATAGAGATGGAATATAAAGAATCTCGCCATCAACTACAAATCGATCTTTTGAAAAAAGATATGGAAATTGAAAGAAGAGATTTGATTATAAAAAACAAAGATATGGAAATACAAAACAGAGATCTTATAATACAAATTAGAGATTTACAAATTGAAAAATTAACAAAATAATTTTATAATTTTTTTACATAGTAACCTCCCCAAGATACATTATCTCTTAGATTTCTTAATTTTATTAATTTCTCAGCAAATCTATTTTTGTAGATTTTTCTTTGAATTTTATAGCTTAATACCCCACTAAAATACATACTATATTCAAATATATTATATAACATATATTGTAATCTATCACAATTTTTTTTATACAAGTATTCTACAACTTGTTTTATTGTTTTACTTTTATAAGCATTTAAAAATCTTTCTATTGATGAGTATGTACATAATATATCATCAATTGTACTATAATCATTTATATTCAATTCAAATACATTATTACCCCCGACACTCTTATATTTTATTGGTAATTTCAAATTTTTATTAGATAATGCTTTAATAATAGATCGAATATCTTTCAATATATTGGATACTTTAAATTTTCCAACAATTCCTGCATATTTTTCAAGTATTTTTTGAATATCTTTACTTTCAAACCACAATTTAAATCCAAATTTATTATAAAATGTTTCATTTTTCATCAACAATTTAAATAAAGATAAATCATATCTTTTACCAGTATCCTTACAAGAAACTTTTGCTGCATCTTTTAAACATAAATATTCAATTCCTTCAATATGTTTCGCAATATTAATTGCCATCTCAATAGATTGAGTCCCAGTTATAACACCATCTTTCTTAGAAATATTAGAAATATAAATTGAATATATTTTTTTTTGATTTTTAATATGCAAAAAATCTTTGAATAATATCGAAATAATAAAAAATCCTCCTTCACCTTCTTCTTTAGTTTGTAAAACATAATCATCCATTCTTAAATTTTTTTCATTAAATAATGATTCGTCTTTTCTTAATTCAAATTCTAATTTAACATCTTTATTCTTTATATAAAACTTTTTATCACTAAATTTTTTTACAAATTGTTTGAATGTTATTTGTTTACTTTTATTGAGATCCCATTCAATCATTACTATATCCAAGAATAAAAAAATATGGTTTAAAAATATAATGTTATTAGAAGTAATTTATGAGCATAACAATCGAATTACAAAATCAATCACCACTACGATATCCTGGAGGTAAGACGAGAGCTTGTAAAAAATTAGATGAAATTTTAAACGGTTATTTTAATATGGAAAATTATGAGAGATTTATATCTCCATTTTTTGGAGGAGGTTCTTTTGAATTTTATATTCAAAACAAATATAAATTACCGATTAAAGCAAATGATAAATTTACTCCTTTATATAATTTTTGGTCACAAGCTAAAATAAATAAGGAAGAATTATGCAGTGAATTGAGGAAAATAAAGAAAATAGATAAGAATGATTTTACAAATTATAGAGATTGCATATTAAATTTAAATAATGAGCCATTGGAACAAGCTACTAAATATTTTGTAATAAATAGATGTTCTTTTAGTGGAGCAACTTTATCTGGTGGATTTTCAATGGAATCAAGTAAAAAAAGATTTACTTCATCTTCAATAGATAGAATTGAAAAATTAGACTTGGATTATATTGATTTTTACAATGAAGATTTTAGCGACTTTATTGATGATAATTATGAATTGGAAAATTTTATGTTTTTAGACCCTCCATATTATTTGAAAGTATCAAAATTATATGGTAATAGTGGAGACTTGCACGAAAATTTTGATCATCAACTATTATTTGAAAAAGTAAGAGAGAAGTTAAATTGGATAATTACTTACAATGATTGCGATTATATAAGAGATTTATATAAAGATTTTAGAATAATTGAAGTAGATTGGAGTTATGGAATGAATAAATCAAAAAAATCGAGTGAAATTGTTATTATATCAAATTAGGAAATAGATTTTGTGGAATTTTATCAAAAGAATCAAGCGAATAATTACTTCCCTTTAATTCATTTATATTTTTTGGAAGACAAGATACTGTTATTGATAATGAACAATATCCTTTTGAATTCTTTCTTTCATGAATTTTTGATCTTATTCTTATTTTTTGAGGACAAATAAATTCAGGTACATTAAATTTACAGTAATCATCACCCAAATGATACAAACCTTTATTAGATATTTGAATATATTTACATCCTTTGGCTGTATATAATCTTTTTATTGTATCATCAGGACAATCAATGTACATGTCATTAAAATCATCAGTTGATTTCTTTGTATTCTTCCAATCCTCATGAGTAATATTTGTTTCTAAGAAGGGCGGTGTTTTTCCATTGAATATATTTACATTGGAAACTAACTCTTCAAATATTTTTTTAGATTCATTGGGAATTTTACATTTTGGACTTCCAATCCAACTATTATCCTCTTTATATATCTTACATTGCATCCAATCAGGGGTTTTTATCTTTTTTATTTCGATTGGAACATATTCATTATTCCAAATGCATACAATATCATTATTTGCAGTACTACCTCCCAATTCTTCAATTGATTGTGTATTAAATTTTTCACCTAATATATTTTTACATTGACTAACAATAGAGTGGACTTGTAATTCATATTTCTTTCCCTCTTTTGAAGAATTACTCATATGATTATAAAAGGTATTTCCTTTAAGTTTTCGTTAAATTTAAATCTATATAAATTTATGAAATATTTAGATAATAATGCAATGATAATTTTTATTATAGTAATAATAGCAATAATATTACTAGGAGCATATATTGGCAATTCAAATAAAGAAGATCTAATGGTTGTTGTTAGAAATAATTATAAACCAAATGGTAAAAAATGGGTCCCTTGCCACAATAGCTGTTATAGTATTTATGATCAAGCTAGATCAGAAATATGTAAAGAAACATGTAATAATAAATATTTATTTTAGAGAAGATTGGAAATATTATCAAATTTATTTGAAATATATTGATAAGTATCATCATTAATTTTCAAAATATCGTGTTTTCTAATTGGATCAAATTTATATAAATGAAATATTCTATCTAATAGATAAAAATAAAATCGATGACATTTCATTGGATTTATTCTATTCAAAAATACTTGTATATTAACATCAAATCTATCTAAGAAAAATTGTAGCTTTTTCTTTTCATTTTCTGTTAATTGATCACAAGAGAAAACACCAATGTAAAATAAAAAAATATCTATTATTATTTCTTTTCTTAATTGGAGTTTTTTTAATTTTAATTGATTTTGTGCTTTATACTCACAACCAAAGTGTTTTTGAAAAAAACTAATATTATACTTGAAAAAATAATGATTGGATAAATCATACTTAACATCATTAATTTTTATAGTAGGAGTTTCACAAATAACTATTTTCTTGGCATCTTTATAAATTTTCATAATTATAAAAATAATTTTTTATGTATATAAACTCGCTAATAATTTATCCCCATATATTCTCCCATTTCCAGTGCACGGATCCCATCCAATAGTAGCATCATATTTACCATCTGGTCCATTGCTTCCTTTAATAATATCAAAACAAACTTCCTCAGCAATTGGATACATTTTATCATTTAAAAATGGAACTGATCCTTTAGTTGAGCTCATCAAAGCGGTTAATCCAGCGTATAAAGGCGCTACAGCACTTGTACCACCAACCGATTCAAATTTACCATTTCTATAAATAATATATCCTTTATCAGGATCTGCACTTCCAGCAACATCAGGAACACCGCGAGTATCACTTTGTATATCTTTTTGATATTCTGGCTTTGGAAATATTTTGCTAAATCCTCCTCCTGATCCAGACCATACTACCTCGTCAATTAATTTATTATTCTTTACTATCATTGATGTACCCCCACAACCAATTACATAAGGACTAGATGCTGGAAAATCAACATTAAGTCCAGGTAAACCACCGCTAGATCCAAAATTACCACTAGCAGCAAATATATTTATTCTTCTTTTTCTTCCATAATCAAAAAGTAAATTCATTGAATCCATAAATGTTTGAGTATTAGAAACTTCAGGAGTACCCCAAGATGTACTGATTGCACAAGGTGGCATATAACTTTGATTAGTCAATGCAAAATAAACAGCGTCATAATATCCCAATTCACTATTTGGAGCAAAATATACTAGAGTGATTGCACATTTTGCAATTGCTGCTGCAATCTCAATATTTAAAACAACTTCTTGAGAAAATGGAGAGTCAGGATTATTTTTCGCTCCATCCATAACGATTGGATAAACAACTGGCAATCTTCCTAATTTTAGATAATCTATAAAATAATATTTTAGATCTTGAGTTCTATATCCACCATCTAATTCAATTAATGCTATTAATCTATTAGAACCTCTTGATTGGAATGGGAAATCATAAAATTCTCCTACTTGGATTGGAGTAAAAGATGTATCAATTGATTTTATAGAAGATGTTTTAGAATAAGATTTAAATCGGGGACAATTATTTAATCCAATTATTCCAAGTATAAAGTCATATCCTTGAGGGATTTCAATATCTTTAGTTTCACAAAAATATTCTTTTTTGTCTTGTCTCAATAAACTTATTTCAGTATTAAATAATCTTTTTATATCTTTACAATTTCCTCTTGCATCTAAGAAAAATCGATTGGATGATTTTTTTGTAATATTAAATTCTTTTAGAAGAATTTCTAAAAATCTCATTTCTCGAATATTTGGTTCCCTTGAAAAAGTAATTTTAAAATCAATTTGAAAATTATCATCTAGTACTTTAACTAATTTATAAGATTTATCTATTTTTGTTTTTTTCAATACTCTCGACATAATATAATATGATAAAATATTGTAAAAAATAATGTTTTCAATATTATGAAATTACTTATTGAAGTAGGAGCATTTGATGGCAAAGATAGTCTTAAATATCATAGTAATGGTTATAAAGTATTTACTTTCGAACCAAAAAAAGATTTATTTGAAGATTTAAGTAATAGAACAAAAGAATTAGAAAATTATACAGTAATAAATAAAGCAGTATGCAAAACAAATGGAAAAACAATATTTAATATTTGTAGAAATGGAGGTGCAAGCTCAATATTAGAATTCAAAAGTAAAGATGAATTAATAAAAAATTGGGGTGAGAATAGAAAAGATTTACATTTTGCAAATATATCTTATGAAGTTGAAACAATTAGATTAGATACATTTCTTGAGGAATATAAATTGGAAAATACAATGATCGATTTTCTTCATATTGATGCGCAAGGAGTTGATCTTGAAGTTTTAGAAAGTCTAGGAGATTATATTCAAAATGTAATAGAAGGTGTTGTTGAAACTGTAAAAGATAAAGAGAAAAGTATTTATGTAAATCAAAATGAAAATACATATGATAATGTAAAGAAATTTTTAGAAAAAAATAATTTCAAGATCACAAAAGTTAAATCCAATGATAAAACAGGATGCGAATTCAATGTATTTTTCAAACAGATTTAGCTTCTTCTTGGTCTACCCATCCCCAAGCGATTACTGATACACGTCCTTCTCCTGTTCTATCTTTTTGTAAAATTGGCAAAATACCATGTCTAAATTTTGTATTTAAATCTCTAGTAAAACAATAGCAACTACCATCTGGACAAGCAAAACCGGTAACTTTTTTACTTTCAACTTCCTCAAAAGCAGCAACGCGAGTTTTACCAAAACTCACTGCTACAGTAAAATTTTGAGTTTTTGCTTTTTCAGGTTTAACTCCTGCTGCGTCAAAATGGAATGGCTTCCACTCATCATCAGTACTGTAGAAATTAAATCTAGTTGCTTCAATTCTCATATTAAAATAATTTTTTATCTTATCAATTATTTTTAGATATGTTGGACATTTTTCTTTGAAATGTAATTTATCATTTGCTATTAAATGAGAATTTTCATGCCAAGGAACTAATACATCTCCGCATTTTAAAACTTCATCAACTAATTTCTCATAAACATCTCCAGTATTAACATAAAAATCAGGAACTAGCAAAACATCTTGAGTTTGCAGCTTAGCTTCACATTTTTGTTTACCACACTCTACAATTACTCGCATATCCGGTGGATTATAATTGGGTTCGAAAGTTTCTGTATTTTTTATTCTTGGTGCTCTAGTTGGTTTTGAATTTTGTGAAGAAGTGTGTTTCTTACGACATTGATCACCCCATTTGCAACTCCCTTTTTTCCAAAAATGGTAACATATCTCTGTATCATGAATAAATTTACAATTTTCTCCACGAGTACATTTATTCTCCATAAAATCACGGCATACTTTATCCATAATAATAAAATTACAATAAATTATTGTAATTATTACGAATTATTTGAACAATTGGAAAATATCCTTCTTCCAGTAAAAATTTCCAACATGGGGATGACCACCACCTCCTTTATTCGATCCACCCATATTACCCAACTTTCTAGCTAAATCTCCCATATTTACTCTTGTTTGATGATGATCATCTATCAATTGTACTCTATATAAATCTTTATTGTGTTCATAACCCCACAAAACAGAAAAATCTACAGGATTATTTCTACTCTTCCAATTATCAATCATTTGCCGCCCAACTCTTTTAGTTAAAACAGGGTCAGAATAATTCAAAACAGCTACATTATATCCTTGAAATTTCTTTCTCACTGAATTCTGAGCAATTTGTTCTTTAATATTTTCTTGAACTTCATCCATATATGCTCCAGCTATAATACTCAAACCATAAGAGGAATCATCGCTAATGACATCCCATAATTCTAAATATATTGATTTGTCATCAAATTTTTTCTTAGCATATGGACTACTTGTATATCTATAAGTAATAAACACTGCAATAAAATTAGTAAATGATAGGAAATTTGCATATTTTTTAGAATCACTTACATCAATACTAGCAACAATCAAAGGTATTTCTTTTTTTGGATAGAAAGCATACCAAGTAAGAGCACAAGTGGAATGCATACCTTTTGTTGTAAATGCAAGAGGATTATCCAACTCTTTATGTCCATGCTCATCTATTACAATTACATTATTTACAATATTTTGTATTTCTTTGTAAAAATATTCTTTGATGTCTAAATCTAAAATGATTATATTTAATTTTTTATCAAAATACATATTTTTTAGCGAAGTAATTATACGATTAACATCTCCTTCACCAGTTCTTATAAAATTTATATTATCCAAACTCCTTTTTCCTTCTGTTAGTAAATAATGACATACTATTGTAGCAGCAATTAAACCATCAGTATTTTTACTATTGTAAATTATTACATCTATATCTTTTTTTATTTTTGTTGTTAATTTTTTGTCAAAATCTCCCAATTGATTTTTAATTGATTCTATATATTCTTTCTTTGAATTGTATTCATATTGATATTCTTTGTTATTCTTTAAATTTTTCGAATTTTTCGACCAATTTTTAATGTATTTATTAAATTGCCCAATATCATCTCCTCTCATATTATTTATAATATAAATTTATTTTAATAATATATGAAGAAAGTTATATCTTACTGTATTTGGGGGAAAAAAAAAATTTATAATTATGGTATATACGAAATCGCAATATCTTTACCTCGATATTTCCCAGGTTGGAATATAGTTGTTTATCATACGAAAACTGTTAACTATGATGTTATAAGAGAATTGCAAAAAATACCTTATGTAGAGTGTATTGAAGTAAATTTTCCCAATCATTATAGGAACTCAATGATTAGATTCTTATCAGCATTTAATCCAAATAATGATGTTGTTATTTTTAGAGATGCTGATTCAAGACTCCTAAAAAGAGATGTTATAGCAGTAGAAGAGTGGCTCAAATCAGGAAAAGAAGTACATTTGATGAGAGATTTTCCAACAAATGGAAAAATATATAGAATGTCTTCAGGAATGTGGGGTGTAAGAAATAAATTCTTATTAAAAAAAGAAATATTAGATGCTTATTCAGATCATTTTGCTAATTACGAGAATTGTTATAGAATTGATGAAATATTTTTATTCAAATATGTTTATCCTTTATTGAATGATAAAAACTCTATTATTCACTCTGAATATTATAAATACGAGCCCTGGTCAACAAAGTTCCCAAGTTATGCTCCAATGGGTAAATATGATTACGTTGGAAAAACTTACTATAATACACCAAATGCTTCTAAAAAATTTAATGATAGTATAGTTAGACAAGGAAAATAAAAAAGTAATGTTAATATAATTATGAGAAAAGTCATCAGTTTTTGTGTTTGGGGAAAAAGTCCAATTTATAATTACGGTTTATATGAAAATGCATTATTACTTCCCAAAGTTTTTCCTGATTGGATAATGGTAGTTTATTTTACAAAAACAGCTGATCTAGAAGTTATTAGAGAACTTGTTAAAATGAAAAAAGTAGAATGTATACCTGTTGATTTTCCAGATAATTCGAGAAATACAATGTTAAGATTTGTTGCTGCATTTGATCCTGATAATGATGTAGTTATTTTTAGAGATGCTGATTCAAGATTGCTGAAAAGAGATTTTGATGCTGTTAATGCTTGGCTTAAAACAGGTAAAGAATTACATATAATTAGAGATCATCCATTTAATGGTATTAGAAATAGAATACAAGCAGGAATGTGGGGAGTACGCAATCAATTTCTAATGGAAGAAAATATTATTTTAAAATTTTACAAATATTTCAGTGATACAAAAAACAGTAAATGGACTATTGATCAAAAATATTTAGGTAAATTTATTTATCCACTGTTAAATAAGAATAATTCCCTAATCCATTCCAATTTTTTTAAAGGAGAAGATTGGGCACAACCATTTCCACAAACGGATGATGAAAGAAAAGATTATTATTTTATAGGAGCAACTGTGAATAATACTGAAAATGCATCAAAAAAATTTAAAAAAGAAAATGAAATACATCAAAAAATAAGGCATTGTAAATAATTTTTTTTATTATAAATAACATGGTTGTTTATAAGAATATAAGTACTTTTATAAAGGAATATAAAAATGAGGTTGTTATGTTTTGTGTAGCAAATAATGGAATTAATGAGATGACTTTAAATTTAGTTAAAAGTTGTACGAGAAACAATGAAGAAATTATTGTTTTTGCACTGGATAAAGAAGTTTCAAAGTATTTTGAAAAACATTGTCCTGTTGTAGAATATTTTGCTGAAATGGGGGGTAATGGTAAATATAATTATGGGAGTGATGAATTTCGTATCATTGCGTGGCATAGATATTTTATAATAAATGAATTATTAAAAAATGAAAAGAAAATCATATACCTGGATACAGATATTGTCATTAATAAAAAATTTAGTGAAAATGTCTTGAATGAATTAAAGAACTGCGAATGTGCGATTCAAACTAATGGGAAAAATTGTTGCACAGGTTTTTTTGCAATGAAACCAACAAAAAACACAAAAAATTATTTTATTATGGATAATTTGAAAAAAAATAATTATTTATCATTTTTAACTGATCAAGACTATTTTAATGTAGAAATATATGATAAAAAAAAATTTGATATAAAATTACTTGACATTACTAAATATCCAAATGGTAAATATTTCTATGATAATACGAATAAAATAAAAGATAGTTGTTACCTAATCCATTTTAATAATGTTGTTGGTTATCAACCAAAAGTCGATAAAATGAAAAAATATGATAAGTGGGCAATTTAAAGCATTTTTATTAGATTACTAAAAATGCAAAAAAGATTTTTTTCATTAAACACACAAGCCTACAAAAAATTATTACAAGACAATTCAAAAAAGGTAGTTGTTGCGATTGGTCCAGCAGGAACAGGAAAAACTATGATGGCTTGTGAAGAATCAATATTCCAATTA